GTCGACGCCGATCCCGAGATCAGTGACGCCCGACGATTCGCAAGAGCGTTTCCCGGTTACGTCCACCTGTCACGTTACCGACGTGGTCAGACGGGTAAAGAACTCGCGATCTCGGAAGAGGATACAGATGCAGGCATGGTCATCAGTGATCGAACCCACTGGGTGGGAATCACGCTCGGACGATTCCGGGTCGGGACAATTGAAGTTCCGCGAGACATTACCGCTGAATTCCGTGACCACATGAAGGCTCTTGTCAAGCGTTACGAAAAAGACAACGATGGGAACCTGATCGCAAAGTTCTTGAACATTGCACCTGATCACTTTGCCCATGCTCTGGTTTACGCCGAGCAAGCACTACCGTTCGCCGCTAGTATTTCTGGTGGTGTTGACATTAACTCTGTGTTGTAGGAAAACAATTAAATGAGCATTCTGGACCTACGACATCCCGTCTACACATCCGGTTACGACAACTACGTCAAATGGCGTGATGTGTACGAGGGCGGGGACTACTTTGTCAACCACTATCTTGAGAAGTTTTCCGAGCGTGAAGACAGCACGGATTTTGCACGACGTAAGAAACTGACACCGATCCCGACGTTTGCCAAAACAGCAATCAACGAGATTCGGAATTCGATTTTCCAACGCCTTGCCGACGTCAGTCGAAAGGGTGGGTCTGATACTTATCAGGAAGCAGTCAAAGGACAGAAAGCTGGTGTTGATAACCGTGGTCGATCAATGACCTCGTACATCGGTCAGGAACTGTTGAGCGAACTGCTCGTCATGGGTAAGGTCGGCTGTTACGTCGATGCACCCGAGCAAGTACCGACAACACTCGGTGCTCCAACGACCGACACCTTCAAGCCTTACGTTTACCGTTACCGGGTTGAAGACATTGTCAACTGGAAACGTGGTCGACCTGAGAATCCCTCAGAATTCACATCACTGGTTCTGCGGGAGACCGACACGACGTTCGACGACGTGTTCAATCTACCTAACGGGACAGCTGACCGCTATCGCCACGTATGGATCGACCCCACTGATGGGTTCGTCCGAGTGCAGTTTTCGTCTCAACCAGAGATCAACGAAAAAGGCGACGTCACAAAAGACGGCATCGGTGAAGTCAAAACACTCAAACTCAAAAAGATTCCTTTCGTCCTGATGGACCTCGGCGACTCGCTGATGAAGGATGTTGCCAACCACCAGATCGCACTGTTGAACTTGTGGTCGAGTAACGTGTCGTACGGAATGAATTCCAACTTCCCGTTCTACGTGGAGCAACGAGACACACGAGCGATTGGTGGGCACCTTAAGCCTGCCGCTAACTCTGACGGAACAGCAACCGCTGGTGGTCAGGGATCGAACGACGAGAAGATTGAGGTGGGTAACCTTAAAGGTCGTGCCTATGGTATGAACTCTGAGGCTCCAGCCTTTATCAACCCAAGTTCAGAACCGCTCATGGCGAACATGACAATGTGCGACAAGTTGAAGGATGAAGTCCGACAGCTGGTCTCATTGGCAGTAGCCAACATGGGAACGCAAGCTTCCGCTGAATCAAAGAACGCCGACCAACAAGGTTTGGAAGCCGGACTATCATTCATCGGACTCGTACTTGAAGCCGCTGAGCGAGAGATCGCAGAGCACTGGGCAATGTATGAGAATGCATCGAACCCAAATGAAGTCATCATCGAGTATCCAACACGTTGGAACTTGAAGACCAACACCCAGCGTGTCGAGGAAGCTACTGTGGCTTACGACGCATCGCTTAAGGTTCCGGGTCAGACTGCTAAGAAAGAAGCCAGCAAGTTGCTGATCTCTTCCCTGATCGGGAACAAAGTCAGTGCTGCAACGCTCAACAAGATCCACGACGAAATCGACTCTGCCGAATACACCACGAGTGATCCTGCAGTTATTGAAATGGCTCGCGAGCAAGGACTTGTCGGCGATAAGACTGGTACGATGGCACTCGGGTTTAACCCAGAGGAAGCCATCCGAGCACAGGACGATCACATCAAGAAACTTGCTGAGATTCAGAAGGCACAAACGTCGCCTGACTCTGGTGGGAGCGACGATGACGATGACGTCCAAGGTTTAGATCAGTCGACGGCTGACGCCAAGAAACAAAAAGCCGACGAGAAAGCCGATACGGATGGTACACAACAATCCAAGGCACAACGTGGCAAACAAAAGAGGTTTAAAAAATAATGAGCGTTAAAAATAGTTCTGGTGGTCAAGTCCAACATGGTTCCAAAACCGTTGGAACCACCGCTGAGGTTATGACAGCTGCCCAACAGGGTTCTGGTATGGTCAAAGGTGTACTTATCAAAGCCGCCTCAGCTAATACTGGTATCGTCTATGTCGGCAGTCCTAACGTGACTGCAGCCGCTGACGACACCAACACAGGGTTCCCGTTATCCGCGAGCGAATCAATTTTCATCCCGACCGAGGATCTAAATCTTTGGATCGTCGGTAGTGCCGCTAGCCAAAAAGTATTCTGGCTTGCACGATAACCCTCACACAATCACACCGAGTTCACCATGGCAGCAAATCAATATTTCCTATCCCAAGAAAACGAAATAGGTCTTCAAGGTGGTATGCGACTTTGGGTTCAACCCGGTGGTGATAATGGACCAACAACCTTAACGTCAATTGGTCTTTGGGCTAACGCAGATCCATGGTTGAATTCAGATATCCTTGATCCCGACCGAGATCCAGCCGGTTTCGCACAAGATCAACGCTCGGGCGTCGGCACTGCTCGCGTTCAACAACCCGGTCGTGCAGCTAACTTTTTCAATAGTAACTACATCAACGTCGGCGACACTGGCGAGACTGTTAAGTCAATCTCGTTCTGGGTTAAACCTGACGCAATCCTTGCTCGCACGGATGGTGTCTTCCGGTTGAGAACAACAGCCAACAACGTTGAAATCGTAAACGGAACAGTCACCACCGATTCAGCTACTGACGCAATCAGAGTTGACGACGTCGACACTGCAGTCATTCCAGACACCACACAGTGGCACCACGTCTACATCGAATTCACAACTGCTCAAGACCTTGACGGTCTACTGATTGGCCGTGAAGAAACTGCTCACATGGATGGGAAACTGTTCGACTGCCGGTTTTACAGCCGGGCGTTGGGTGCTCCCGAGATCACTGCATTCACAACTCAGAAGGACACGCCGCAGTACCCGGTTGACTTACCTGATGATCATGAGGTTGGTTACTACTTGGACGAGTGCTTCACCGTTGACAACGGTGCTTACCAAAATGGTAGCACAACTAACATCGCTGGTAACGCATCGAACTGGTTCCTTGAAGACGCAACGACCTACTATGAAGGCAACGATGTACCTTACAGCATTCAGAACCTGTATGGGTATACGATCGATCTCGACTTCCTAACACTGGACCCGGACGACCTGTTACAGACTAACGGTAATATGGTCGTCACCCCGCGAGTCGCCGGTGAAGATCTCGTTATGACGGGTGCCGTTTCAGACGATAACCTGTACTGGGTGGACGAACGATTCGATACAATCGGTAACTACTTATCTATTGAGTCAACCAGTATCGGATTCAAGGACGTCACAGGTACACCTTTATTCTATAACTCGAATGCTTCACAATTCATCCACGTGCCGGGCACGGTTCCTGAAACGCGATTTGGTCTAAACAATGGTGGGCAATCATTCAACAGATGGCTGGTCTCGTCAACCGAGGCAGTTACATGTACTGAGTGGCGGGTTAGGTTGACTTGTCCGCTCCCACTACTGGCGAGCGATAGGACCAAAACTGCACTCACACATAAGGATGGCGTAACAACATTCACACCAATCCCAGCACAGTTCACAGGGGTTTGTGCTAAACGGGTTGTATTGACTGACACAACCCCTCCCGACTCAGATACTGTTTGGATGAATGGAATCACCGACACCGCGCTCGACATCACCACAGGTGAGATCACCATGTTCGGTTGGTTGTGGTCAGATGACGCAAGTGTCCGTAACATTTGCGGTGCAAAGTCAAACTGTTACCGCTTCATGGATTTGCAAACCAACGGCGACATGAACATGTACGTCGGTAATGGTAGTAGTCAAAGCAATTTCAACCAAATGGGTAAACTACCGTTAGCCCAATGGTGTCATGTCCTTTGGCATTATGATGGCTCAAACGGAAACATGCAGGTTTTCGTCAATGGCGTTATGATTAAAGATAAGACCAATGTCTCAGGCAGGATGAGTGCCTCAAACACTAACGCCTATTACCCGAACTCGTTCGACGCAAACGCTGGTGGTGGAAACTATGGTTGGTTCGGTGGTGCATGTGGACTTGGTATCATGGATCGTAAGGCAACACTTGCTGAGGTTCGTGACATTTACCATAACAATGTCTTACCATCAGATGGTTCGGTCGTTTCATACTTCCCAGTATCAGAAGGTGGTGGTGTAGATTCCTACAACACGGCAAACGGTGATTTACATACGGATTGGACTGGCATCCCTACTTGGGGAGCTAACGGCGTTCCGGGCTACCACAACTACAACACCATCCATGGTTGCTCACTTTACGAGCACGCCAGCCTGCAGGACATTTATGTTCCGTACGGTGATGATGGTGCTGCACTTGTCATTACGCCACCGACTGGCTACACAAAGACAGCTGACTACCCAGCTGTGGTTGGTGTTAACACAACCCAAGTCGCACTAAACTTTAACCCAGAACCGTTGGCACCTTGGACACGAGAGTCCGACAGTATCCCAACAGCTTGGGTCAAAGGGGACGGCGACGTTTCCGGACTGACAGTAGTTGAGGCTGCAGGAACGTCCGGCACATTCGAACTTGGAGAATACAGTGATCCTTAATTTTGATTTCTATGGTACGGCGTCACAAGCTGACGACTACTTTACCAATCGACTCCACAGCGAGTCATGGTTTGCTGCCTCGGTCCTTAACAGGACCAAAGCTTTGATTGGTGCTACGAGGATCATTGACACGCTCAACTACAAAGGTAAAAAGTCAACCGTCTATACCGTTTGCCTCGCTGCAGAGACGAGCGGTATCGATGCGACTGACCAAGAGATCCGCGATGCAGAGGCTGCACAGTACAACGAGTTCCCTCGTGGTGCTGACACAGAAGCACCTGATGCTATCGTGCTCTCGAATTACGAGATCGCCTTCTCTTTGCTTGACGGTAAAGATCCAGAGATGGAATTGGAAGCACTCGGAATCTCAAGCCAAGGCTTGGAAAGTGTTCGGACGACTTACGCCCGATCACAAGTTCCCATTGAGCACATCATCAACGGTGTGCCCAACATGTATGCTTGGCGAATGCTGAGACCATTCTTACGCGATGATCGTGCCTTGGCAATGATTCGCGTTTAACAAAACATGCTGAACGTGTGCAGCTTTTACGCACGGTAGAGTCGGACTCCACATACTCGGTGGTGGTGTCTTCAACAACAATCGAGGTAACGGAGATCACTTCAATGCGATCAAACATTTTGTACACACTCCTTTCTTCAAGTCCTGTTCAAGTAGCTTATGATGATGCTGCACCCGCCGAGCCAGCTGCACCCGCTGCACCTGCCGAGCCTGCCGCAACTGTTGTTAGCAACGCACCTGCCGCACCTGTTGCCGATCAGAATCTCTTAACACAAGAGCAATTCAATAAGGCACTCGCGGAAGACCGTCGCAAGCACGCAAGTAAGCTTACGGAAGTCGAGCAACAGCTGAGCAAAGTTCTGGAAACAGCACAACTCACTGCCGCCGAAAAGACAGAACTTGCCAACTCACGTGACCAACTGAAAAAGCAGTTGATGACGAAAGAGCAGTTGGCTGCTGAGGAAAAGAAAAAGCTTGAAGACGCCTTCAACAATCAGTTGCGAGACGTCACCAAAGAACGTGACGAAATCCAAACCAAGTACGAGGACTCGACAATTAAGCGATCATTGCAGGACGCCGCTATCACAGCGGAAGCCTTCAACCCATCGCAGATCGTTGATCTCTTGCGAGGTAACACCAAGCTTGTGAATGACAAGCCCATGGTCACCTTCAACGACGTGAACGCCGAAACTGGCGAACCTGTCGAACTGACGTTGACACCGGGTGACGCTGTTAAGCGTATGTCGGAACTCAAGCAAACTTTCGGAAACCTCTTCAAGAACAATGTCATTGGTGGCGTTGGTGGTGGGGCAACCGCAGACGGAATGTCTGGAGCCGGGGACGTAGACGTAAGAAATCTCAGCCCTGACCAATACGCAAAATTGCGTGCCACACCAGAGGGTCGTCGACAGCTTGGCCTATAAGCCAAGTCAACACAAAATTTACGGGAACCAGACGAGCGTCTGACCCATTCACACATCATTAAGGAAATACGAAATCCCAATGAACACTATTCAACTCTTGCAGCTTTTGGCTGCTACACCTGTCCAAGTCGCTTTCGATAACGGCGACGGAAACAGCAACGACGCTTATGTGCCTGAGCACTGGGCAATGGAATCTCTGATGATCTTGGAAGAGTCCATGGTCATGAGCAAGCTTGTCCACCGTGACTTTAGCTCGCAAGTCCAGTCTTTCGGCGACATCGTTAACACACGACGTCCAAGCAAGTTTTACTCCAGCCGTAAGGTCGACACTGACGACGTTACTGAGCAGGACGCTATCTCGACGAACGTTCAAGTTCCTCTTGACCAGCATCACTACACCTCGTTCATCATCAAAGATGGTGAATCTAGCAAGTCGTTCAAAGACTTGGTCAGCACTTACTTGACTCCAGCTATCCAAGCTGTTGGTCGTGGCGTTGATCGCTCGGTCGTTGGTCAAGCTCACCGGTTCGTTAACGAATCGCAAGTTGGTATGTTGGACGGACTGACGTCTTCTAACTTCCGATCTCAGTTGGTTGAAGCCAACGAGAAGATGAACATGGCTAACGTGCCAGAAGACATGCGACGTCTTGTCCTTTCGCCTACAAGCGAATCGGCAATGCTGAACACTGACTTGTTCGTCGCCGCTAACCAGTCCGCCACAACTGAGGCTTTGCGTAACGCAGAGATTTCTCGCTTGTTCGGTTTCGATATCTACCGTGCCCGTAACACACCTTGTGTTTCTGACTCGGCTACAGATGTTTCGACTGGTACTGTTACCAACGCTCTTGCAGCTGGTACGACTGCCGCTTCTCAAGCCGTAACCATCACTGGTTATGAAGTTGTCCTTGGTGAGTACGCAACCGTTGCTGGAAACCAGCAGCCACAGTTCATCACCGCTGCCACAACTGGTGCTGGTGACACGACTGCTGTTACTCTTGACGTTGACAACAAGTACGCCACTGCTGCTCTTGCAGAAATCAAAGTTTACGAGTCGGCTGCTGTCGATCTTGCCGCTGGTTACGCCGCTGGTTGGTCGAAAGAGATCAACATCGATACATTCACCAACGCTCCACAAGCTGGACAGTTGATGGCTTTCGGTGTCGGTGCTGCTCGCCGAGTTTACACGATCATCGAATCGCGTGCTAACGGTGCTGACCAGTACATCCTCTTGGATCGTCCTCTGGAAGTTGCTTTGGTCGATGACCAAGCCGCATTCCCCGGACCAAGCGGTTGCTTCAACTTGGCATTCCATCGCGATGCTTTGGCATTCGTTAACCGACCACTGGCATTGCCCGGTGGAGCACTTGGTGCCTCTGGTGCTGTTGCAAGCTACAACGATCTTTCGATCCGAGTTGTTATGCAGTACGATTCCAAGAAGCAAGGTACTCGCGTGACCTGTGACTTGTTGTCCGGTGTCGCTCTGCTTGACGCTGAAATGGCAACCCTTTTCCTCGGCTAAGCCTTGGTTGTTTTGACTAACTGAATCCGGCTCCCTTTCGAGGGAGCCTTTTCTCTCCCTCCAAGCTTTGGTTCGACATGCCTACAAACCGACACCACAATTACATGATCCGCTCGGTCATCTACAACCTTAAAAGGCAGTACGGTGGTCCGATTGATATCTACAATTTCCTCGGTTCAACTGTTGACCTTAAGACGGGAGTTTCGACAAGCGAAAAAGAACTGTCCCAAATCAAACGAGCGGTAATCTTACCTGCACGTGCGATGCGGAACTTTGTTCAATCCATTTCGAAAATCTCTGCCGACAAACAATTTGTTTACGGTGGGACATACGACCGACGAACCAGAATGTTTCTGGTCGACCGACTCGACGCACCCGACCTTGACCTAACCATCGACGACTGGATAGTCTACGACGGAAAGAAATACGAGATCAAACATTTCGACGAGTTCGAATTCAATAGCCTTTGGGTTATTGTTGGTCACGCTATCGTGGGTGACGTACCTGAACAAATCTTCCCTGTAGCTGGTGAAGATCGTTTGGAACTTGAAGGTCTAGCACAAGAAGACCCATTTGGAGATCGACCGTAATGGCAAATCGAAATTGGACAAGATGGATTCACGCTTCTGTCGCAAACTACCTTAAGGCAGTCTGTGATACGGAAAGTATCGTGAGCCTCGTTGAAGGTATTGAAGATCGTGATGACACGTTCAACAATGCGATCGACAGTGTAGAGATTCGCGTGAATGGTCCATACATGTCAAACCCATCGAATGGGTACTATGTCGCGAGAGTGTTTGTCAACCTGCTTGTCAAAAGCAACATGGGTGGCGAACAGAAGAACAAGTATCAGCTTGACACCAACCTCGGTATCATGCATGAAGCTTTAGACCAACCGATCAACATTTACAAATGTGGACCGGATACGGGTGGCGTCGATGACGGTACTCACATTGGTTGTATGAAAGTCTTGGACGAATCCAAGCTTGGAGTGAGAGTGATCCACTTTAGTCAGATAGATCAGACCGACCGTGTCAAACAGGCAATGGTCGCAACTGCCTACGAAATAGAATTACAGGAGAACGCCTAACATGGCAAAAATTGAACTTAGAGACGCAACGATTTATTTTCGTGACGGACTCGCAGGCACAGCTGCCGTCAACGACGTAGCTGGCCTTTTGGATGCGGCAACCGATGTCGATCTAGACACGATTGTGCTTAACACGACACTGACGGACACAGTTCCAATTGGTGCTCGATTCACAGTTGCAGGTGAAGCGACCGCTGTCGTACACACCGTCACTGCCGTCACCGGTAGTGAGCCAACCACTAACATCGAATTCACACCCGCCATCGCTACTGGTTCGACCATTGCTGATGACGCTGTGATCACTTTCCAATCCCAACAGATTGAAGTGAAAATCGGTGATGGTAACCTTACCTACACGGAAGCCAAGAACTACAACTACGAACTTGATCGTGGTACTCTTGACACCGTCCGTGAAGGCGATGACATTCCTCTCTCGCTCGCTCTAGCATTCGTTTACGAGTTTGTGCGGACAGGTACATCTGAAACAATCACACCTTCCGATGCCATCAAGGGCGTTGGTGGAGCCGCTGGTTGGATCAGTACATCGGCTGACAAGTGTGAGCCTTACGCTGTCGACATGGTTGTCGAGCACGTGACCAACTGTTCTGGAGCCGCTAACCCGGAAGAAGAACACACCACGTTCCCAGACACCCGTTACGACCAGTTGGCATTTGATCTTGGCGCTGCCTCGATCAGTGTTACTGCGAGATGTTTCGCAACGGAAGCTACAATCGCAAGAGTGTAGTAACCAAAAGATGAATTACGGATCGTCCAGTTAGGGCTGGACGATTCTTTTTATGTATTCAAGGGAGAACAAACCAATGATCATTAATGGTCGAGAAGTAACAAAAGCAAATGAGGACTTCCTCGTCATCCCACGTGGTGCCGACGAGCCTATCGTATTCCAAGGTTCAGCTATCAAGCTGTTCGACGAATTTCATGCACTCTGCAAACCACCGGAAGCACCTGTCGATCTGACACGTAGCGGTCCCGTCGCCAACGAGAATGATAAGACCTACCTGAACCGCATGGATAATTACCTGCAGCAGAAGTTGGGTTGGATGGTCATGAAGACTCTTGAGCCTTCCAAGATCGAATGGTCAGAAGCCATCGACATGGAGAAGTGCTCAACGTGGACTAAGTGGGCTGACGAACTTGGTGAGGCTGGCTTCACTGCCGCCGAGCAACAACGTATCATGACGTTCGTCCTTGAGGTGAATTCACTCAGCGAGAAGAAGCTGGAGGAAGCCCGCGCGGATTTTCTACATGGTCGGGCAAAGGCACAACAAGCAAAATAATCCCGCCCCACAGGACGGCTGAGTTTGCTATATGGCGTGCGTGTGAGCGATTCAAAGTGAAGCCTCCCGCAATGGAAGACAGCTGGAACGATTGTCCCGTTGAGATCCAAGCCAAGATGTTGGCGTTCGACCAACTCAGAGTAATAGACGATCAGGAATTCATGGTGAAAACATCTTCAAATTATCAGTAAGATTTGAGCAAGCAATACTCAACATTGATTCCTACAAGGCTGAGCTAACCGCAAAGCTATCCGAAAACATCACACGTGCGGCGTTCGAATACGTTCTCGCCGCAACGTCTGTGATACCAGTTTGGTCCGGTGCCTCACAGGCGACGTTCAGCGAACTGGCAGCAGCCATTGGACTCCCTCTCACGATCTCCCCAGTCGTGCAATCGCGAGAGTTTCTTGGTCGTGGATTTAGTAGTGGCGACCTCGATACGTCAGGCACCACTGTCTCGTTTACTTACGAGACGAACCTACCGCACTTAGTCTTCAACGAATACAACGATGGTAACACGACACCCGGTCCCGGGCAGTTCGCCAAGTTGTTAACACCCGGACCATACGGTTTCCAATCGATTGCGCGAGCACCAGCTGTTGCAGTCACACAGTCCTTTGTTGGTCCGAACATTAATCGGCACATCAAAACCAAAGTTATTCGCAGGAGAGTACTCTAGTGGCCGAAAAGATCCGACAAGAATTCATCGTAGAGGCTGCACAAGCTATCGCCAATCTTGGTAGCTTGTCGGCTGCACTTGATAAGGTGAACGCCTCCCTTAGAGGGATTAGCAACGCTGGTTCTGGTAATGGCATCAAAGACGTTACCAAGGAAATTGGTGATGCTGAGAAGAAGACAAAAGAGTTTACAGTTAGCTGGCAAACTCTGACACGTGTGTTCGCGACTCAGGTCATCGTATCTGTACTCGGTCGAATCAAACGTGGTATCTCTGAGGCTGCTGGTGAAGCATTCGAATTCCAGAAGCAGATCTCTCTGATCCAAACTCTGACAGAGCAGGCTGACGTCGGTGCTAACTTTGGCAACATCAGTGAAGCCATCCGTGAGATCTCTGCCGAAAATAACATCCCCATCATTGAAGCAGCCACTGCCGCTTACAATGCTCAATCCAATCAGGTTGGTAACCTCGCTGAGTCTTTACGATTCACCGCTGAGGCTGCAAAGTTCTCCAAGGCTACCAACTCTTCTCTTGCTGACTCTGTTGACCTTCTCTCTGCTGGTCTACGCTCTTACGATCTTGAAGTTACTGAGGCTGGCGAACTGTCCGCTCTCTTCTTTACGATCATTGATAAAGGTCGTATTACCGCTGACGAGTTTGCTAACAGTTTCGGTCGTATCGGTAAGCCCGCGAAAGAACTGGGCGTCCCATTACAAGAACTCGGTGCTGCCGTCTCTGCAATCTCTGACAAAGGTTTTAAGACCTCAGAGACCTTGACTCAGTTCCGTGGTGTTATCAACTCTTTGAGTAAGCCAACAGTAGCGTTGCAAGACGCACTCGGTGAGATCGGTTTCGACTCTGCCCAGACTGCTGTTAAGACTCTCGGTTTGGTTGAGACGTTACGACGACTCGACGAGACCACCGATGGTGTTAACCAACAATTCTTCAAGCTGTTCCCTAACTTACGTGGCTCGACAGGTATCTTGTCGATCTTACGTTCTGACGTTGGTGAACTTGATAAAGTGTTCGAGGCGTTCGCAAACACAACCGCTGAATTCGCAGATGATAAAGCACTCATTGTAACCGAAACAGATGCTGAGCGAGTAGCTAACGCACTTAACAGGTTGAAGCTTGTTGGTACCGATCTC